ACGTCTGTATTTAATGGACCTATTGGAGGAACAACCCCTAACGCTGGTAGCTTCACAACGCTTAATAGCTCTGGACAGACATTGCTGGCTACGGGAAACAGTAATACAACAATAGGTGGTAATGTAGGTGTAGGTGTTACTCCTAGTACATGGGCTGGTGCTGCTACATGGCGTGCTATAGAAGTTAATTATAAAGGTACAGGCATAGCTTCTGATGGATATGACAATCTGGGTATAGCTTCTAATGCCTATTACAATAGTGGTTGGTATTACGGAACTACAGGATATGCCAACTTTGCAGCCAATGGTAATGGAAATGGAAGTTTTGGTTGGTACACTGCGCCATCTGGAACTGCTGGAACAGGTGTTTCTTTTACTAATGTAATGAGTTTAAGTAACGCTGGTGTATTAACTATACCTAGCAATGCCCCATCATCATCAACTTCCTCTGGTGCTTTAATTGTAGGTAGTGCAGGAGGCAGTGGGGGACTGGGTGTGGGCGGTAACATTTATACGGCTGGTGGGTTATATATACCTAATGGTTCTAATACTTTTTCAAAAACATTTCAAAGTAGTTATGGTTCATTTACTGGTATTTTAGAAAATTCTACCACTGGTCTTGGTTTCTTTATACAATCTGGTGGTACTAATGCTGGTAAACTAGCATGGTTTGATGCATCTACAAATGCTACTTTTTCAATAAACAATTCTACGCAAGCTAATATAGGAGCTTATCAATTTAATGGTACTTTTGATACTTCGACTGTTTTTGCAATAGGAAGCAAAGGTGATATAAGTGCTTCATATCAATCATCAGGTGCAACAATAAGTACGTTATTGTTTAATGGTACAGGCACAGATATTTCTACTTGGTCAAAAGCTGCATCGATTTCAGCAATAAACAATATTGGAACTTGGGGTAATGGAAACAATTCTAGTAGTTTAGTATTTAGTGTTGGTAGTGGTTCTGGATTATCAGAAGCAATGCGTATCACATCAGCAGGCAACGTGGGCATTGGCACTACGGGACCTGATAGTCCATTACAAATTAGTTCAAACAATCCAACTCAAGGCATATTAGAACATATTTATAATTCAGCTTCAAGTAGTCAAAACGGAGCTTATTTACAATTTACTCAGGCTTATATTGCCGATTGGGCTATTGGACAACCAGCAGGTGTTAATGCCTTGTCTTTTAATTGCGGTAAAAACATAGCAAGTGCTGGTACTGAATACATGCGATTAAACGGATATGGGCTATTAGGTATTGACTGTGTTCCCAGTGGGACGAGTACGGCTAGTACGAGTACCACATCAGGCGCTCTGCAAGTGGCGGGTGGGGTTGGCATACAAGGTGCCCTGTATGCGGGCGGAAGCATTAATACTGTTAGCACCTCTAGTCATGCTTTGTATCAATTCACTCCTGCTTCTAGTTATTACGGATACTTTGTAAATAATACTGTAGGATCTCCGTTTGTGTGGGCTACATCTAGATCTACTTCTAATGATACCAATCCTATGACGCTTACGCCTTCAGGTGGTTTATATCTTAGCACTTACGGCGTTAATGGTTTAACAGTAACTCAAGTAGGTGGTGGTGGTTATGGTATAGTAATTAATTCTGCTAATCTATCTGGTACTTATTACTATGAGCTTTTTCAAGCTGCTGGTACCTCTACTGGTACCATATCTAGCAATGGTAGCACCACAACATACGCTACAACCTCAGACAAACGCCTTAAGACTCCGTTACGTTCTTGGTCTCTGGGTGATAAATTTGATGATCTTCCTATTGGCGAGTTTAATTGGCTTAAAGACGGCTCTGTAGGGCATGGTACGCTAGCACAAGAAATGTATAAAGTTTACCCTGATGCCGTGACTAAGGGCGATGATAAGGACGTTTCTAAGCCTTATATGGTGGACTACGGCAAGCTCACAGTGCCCCTCATTGCGGAGGTTAAGACCTTACGCTCACGGGTCAAAACTCTTGAACAAGAACAGGCTGATACGCAGAAACAACTTAATGATTTAACAGCAAAGTTTAACCAATACATCTCAACTCATCCATGAAAAAGCTCCTCATCCTTGCGCTCCTTGCGCTTCCCCTAGCATCCAAAGCACAGCTTGTACAAAGCCCAGAGTATTCTTGGCGCGTCCAAATCTGTGACCTAACCTATAACGCTAGCCAACAACTCACGGCTTGTCCTGTGACAGTATTTTATCAATCAAGCGTTACAAACAATGGTGCTTTTGTAGCTAATGTACAAAGCAATCCACAAACGTTGACAGTGGACCTTGTTGCTAAGGCAGCAAGCACAGTTGTGTTTCAGGGTACCACGTACACATATGGTCAGGCATTTGGCATTATTAACGCTATATTTACGCAAGAACGTGCTGCTCAATTAGCAGATGCTGCTAAACAAGCTGCTGCTCAAGCTGCCGTAACAATGAATAATGCTGCGGTCACTACAAACAACGCTGCGCCTGCTACAAAATAATGAACTGGAAAACTTACGCATTGCATTACATCAGTGGGCTGGGTGCATCCTGCTTTAATGCCGGTGTAAGCAGTTTATACGCTACATTTGGTCAAGCAGCAGGCGCTGCCGTGATTAAAGATATTTCTCAGCCAACTGTGCATGAGATTGGCGCAATCTTCTTAGGCGCTGCTGCTTTAGAAGCTCTAGCGTTTTTTAAACAGAATCCCCTTCCTGTAGATACAACCATCAATACCAATGAAAAAACTAATCCTGCCACTGTTCCTAGCGCTTAGTTTGTCTGGGTGCGTCAGCACTCCTGCTGGTTCGCTAGCACATACCGCCAGTGCAAATGTAAAAAACATTGCGCCATTTGTAACGTCATTAGCTCAGACGGCAGTTCCATTGGTACTAAACAAAAATCCAAAATATGCACCAATTGTATCTGATGTCGCTGCTGCTATTCCTGCTGCTTTTGCTGCCGGAAATCTGGACGCTACATCTATATCGGATGCACTTTCATTCATCGGAGGAAAGGCAGGACTTAATGCAGAGGCTCAAGCAGCTATTTCAACGGTTCTTTTAGATGCCGTTACTTGGTATCAAGCCAACTATGGCGTGCAGGTTGCATCTGCAACCGATCCAAACGTTCAAGTGCTACTCAATGCGTTCGCTTCTGGTCTGCAAAACGGCGTGACGCTTTGGAAAAACTCACAACCTAAAGCCTAATGTTTGATTTCATTGCCAGTTTATTCAGCGCAATTGCAGGTTTCTTTGATTTTTCCAAACAAAGACAATCGCTGAACAATACATCTGAAATGCAAGCAAATGCACAGGCAAAGCAAATACAAACTGACAAGGCTCGTGCTGCTTCTGACTTAAACAATCCTGATCTAACAAATCTTAGAAACGATGTCTCAGAATGAAACCGTTAATTATATTTCTGTTTTTAGGACTTGCAGGATGCGCAACTGTAGCGCAGTCGTCAGTTCAGTCGCATCAAGCGAGCTTCGATGGGAATCAGCAGAACTCAGGAATACTCGAAGCTAACATGGACGGATTCAAAGTAACTTCAAAGTTCCGTGATCGCTACAATTCACTTGTGGCGATCTACGGAGATGCACGCCTTGCCGATAATAGTCCGATATTCACGCCAGCGTTAAGTAAAGACAGTGGAATTACTTCAAACAACGATGGCACATACGAGATTACCAAAGAAGCAATGGCACACATGGTTGAAATGTCAGCCATGCAGAAACGTGGATTTAAACCTTAAACATTATGGACGTAAACCTCAATTCAAGTGATGCATGGTTTGCTAGGCTGGATCAAAGAATGACTCAGCAAGACGCAATTTTAGCGCGCATCGAATCACAAGTTGAAAAGACAAATGGTCGCGTAAACAAACACGATGCGATCATAAATAATTATAAAGGAAGGATTACGATGTTTGTCTTAGCGATCTCAGCAGCAGCAAGCGTTGTATTCTATGCAATTGAGGCAGGCATACGTCTAACACTAGCAAAATGACCGACATTCCTCCATTTCGTCCTGACCGCAGGCTTACATTTCTGGTTAAGAATCCCGATTCTAACAAGGTCGGTGCTACTGTGAACCAGTTTGTCGAGCTTACTACGGTATGGGCAATGAAGGCAGATGTTAGAGATTCTAAACGTGGTGAGTATTTGGCTGCTGGTGAGTTTATCGACATTGCGTTTACAACATTCACGGTACGTTACAATGCTGACTTAATACGAGCAGAACGCTGCGAGTGCGAAGGTGTAAGATACCAGATCGTTGGTATGCCTTCTGAAGTTGGTCGTCGTCAATTCCTAGAATTCTTAGCGGAGAAAAAGCAATGATCGAATTCAACCTTAAAGGCATGGATGATCTAACTCTCGCGCTTAAGGGAGTTCCTAAAAAGATCAGCAAAGAAGTTGCATCGGATTCAATGACAATTGCCGTGCGTCCGCTTGTAATGGCAATAGCTTCCTATGCTCCAGTTGACAGTGGCGATTTAAAACGGTCTATCGGGTGGGTAATACGCCAATATAAGACTGGTGTAACGCTGGCGGTAATTGGACCAGTTCGCGGTAAAGGCACGTTTAGAACTAAAAAAGGCAATCTAAATGAGCCAGCCAACTACGCTCATCTTGTGGAATTTGGTCACAATACTCCACGCAGTACAAAAGGACGTAAAAACACAATTGGACCATTAGCCGTGCCTGCGCATCCATTTATGCGTCCAGCATGGGAAGCAACCAAAGAGCAGGTGCTTAATACTTTTAACGATACATTTGGAATGCGCATTGAAGCAGCAGTAAAATCTAGAAAGGCAGCACGATGATTGAAGATGGCCTAGCAGCATACATACAAGCTATTCCAACCGTTGCTGAATACTCACAAGGTATCTATTGGAATATTGCGCCACAACGCGTTCCTGCTCCTTTCATTATCCTTACTCAAGTTGCAGGGAATGAAACCTACGCGCACGATGGTCCAGATGGCCTTGGAACGATTCGCATACAAGTTGATGTGTATGCTTCAACGGCAGCTTTAGCTAAAAAAATACGTTTAAGCATAATTAGAGCGCTTAACGGACAATCATTTATGCTTTCAACAGGCGACAAAATCGCGGTTTGCGAACACATAAGCACAATTGACCGCGTGGAAACCGAAATCTTTACGACTGATGCACGTTTTCGCGCCATGACCGATTTCACTTTGCAGTACATAATCCAATAACAATCAAAACCTAATATATCATGTCAGCTACAAAACAAACATTCGGAGTAAGCCTTTCGGTTTGGAATACCAGCCTTGGAACTCCTGCTTATTCAACAATTTCAGGATTGGTGGACATTACTCCTCCTGATCTAGTCGCAGAAAAACCTGTTGACGTTACATCACACGATTCCGCAAACGGTATTCGTGAAATGATTCCTTCTGGAGTCAAGATGTGGACAGAATGCACAGGTGAATTCAACGAAGTATCAGCAGACGTTGGTCAATTATTCTTAATCGGAAGCACAAATTCGATTCAGAAGTTTAAGATCGTTAAAACTGCTGATCCAACCGCACCAATTTACTTTAATGCCGTAGTCGCTGAAGTGACCAACATGGCACAACAACTTATCGGCAAAACAAGCTGGAAGTTCAAACTAACACCAACTGGTGCTGCTCCTGTATCGTAATATAAACCGCCATGATCTCCTCAATCACCGAACCCGTGACGGTGACAGTAGGTAAAACCAAGCTTGCCCTTCGTTTTGATGGGCGAGCAAGGTATCGCTTACAGTCCATCGGATCTAACATAGACCTTTCCGAATTTGGGAAGCCAAACAAAAGCTTTGTGACGCTCGTAAACTGGGCGTGGGCTTGCTCAATTAAATGTCCATTTGAAAATCCAGAGGACTTAGCGAACGCGGTTGAGTCGGGTGAAGCTGGTACGCTATTGGAAGCGGTACTGCAATGCGTCAAGGAGGCGCTTCAGCCCGACGTAGAAAAAAAAGCATAATTGAGGACTGGGCTTTCTTCCGTGTTCAACTTGATGTTGGCGCGGAAGAATACCTCAGCCTTACACAAAGCGAAAAAACTGCACTTATCGATCAATGGAAACTCAAAGAAGATCGTCGATTGAACGACATTTGCTCGCTTTTCGCCTTTTTAGAGAACGCATTCTTTCGCCGTGGGAAAGACAGGTATGGTCGGGATATTCCGAAGGTATCTGCAAACGATTTCAAACCAAACCCACCACCAAAGTTTCAAAGCGAGGAAGATCGAATCGATCACATCTGGCAAAAATTTAACCAAGCATTTCCTAAAGAACTTCAAGCAACACCATGAGCGCAACAGTCGGAGAACTAAACATCGAGGTACAATTGCAACTTGGAAAAATCCAAGCGCAATTTGACCAGCTATCGTCCACCGTTCAGCGCCATACTAAAACAATGGAAGGTTATTTTAAAGACCTTCAAAAATCTGCCACTAAGTTCTTTGAAGGACTTGTTTCTGTTGAAGCGATAAAGGGATTAGCAGATTATACTAAATCGATTATTGAAAATGCAGCAGAGCTTAAACATTCAGCAGATGCTGCTCGAGTTAGTTCAGAATCGTTTCAAGTTCTTAACAACTTAGCAAAATCAACTGGTGTTGATATAAATCTTCTTACTCGTGGATTAGATACGATGGAAAAGAAGATTGCTGATGCAGCAGCAGGCGTTAAGTCAGCACAAGAACCATTTGAAAAACTTGGTTTAAATGTTAAAGACCTTCAAACGCTTGCTCCAGAAAAGCAATTTGAGGCGTTAGCCAGAGCAGTAAATAACGCTAATGATCCAACCGTTGCGTTTCGTTCTGCGGTAGAAATATTAGGAGCTAAAAGTGCGCCTAGATTGCTTGAAGCATTAAAGCAACTTGGTGAACAAGGTTTTGATGAGTTAGCAAAAAAGGAAAAGGCTGCGGGCTTAATAATGAGCGATGCGGTCATTACCAGGCTTGATGAAATTGAAAAGCACTTGGGAATGAGTGCTACTCAATCAAAAAATTACTTTGGTACTTTAATAGCTCAAATTTTTTCATTCGGCAATTCAGTTACTGCCGTAAACGTCAGAATAGATATGCTTAAAAGTTCTTTAAACTCATTAAAGAAGTTAAATGAGGAAAGTGGATATAAT